CAGGGTAGAACGGCGGCGAGCGTTCCCCCAAAGAAAAGAGTCATTGCTGTTCCCAGTGTTAAGGTGGCGGTGGTAAAGTTCATCGTCCCTCCATAGGTCTAAATTATATAGCAATTATGTATCATAGTGATACAAAAGTCTGTAACCACCGTTACTGAATATAAGACAAATGTTAAGGATTACAGATAATCCTTACGGGAGTGATGCTCTGGAACTATTTTTCCAAGTCTGATAACCAGGAGTCCGTCTTCAAATGTGACTTCCCTGATTTCTGTGTCGTCGGATAAAGTCCATACTCGTTTAAAACTTCTTTGAGCCAAACCCTTGTGGACAAACGTCCTGTCGGTCTCAGTATCTTCCTTTTGTCCTTCGACAAAAAGTTTTCCATACTCCGTGAAGACATAAACCTCCTTCTTTTTAAATCCTGCAAGAGCAATCTCTAAACGAGATTCTACATTATTTACATGTACAAGATTATATGGCGGATAATTTGATGTAGTTTCGTGAAGTGCAAATAGACGATCAAAATATTCGTCCATTCCAATACTATACTTATTGATCTTATCCATCAAGGCAGGAAGATCCGCAGCAGAATACCTCTGAATGTTCATTATGGTAGCTCCTTTAAAAGCGAGTTTGTGTTGTGTGGACCCTTACGGCATCCACTACTAATTATACAAGAAAACAAAAAAAGAGGGGTGTGGTTACCCCTCCATTTGTAGCGTATATTCCGTATGTAGCGTGTCGCGCACGAAAGAGCGACGTTCTATTTATTCGGTTTCCTGGGTCTTTCCTTTCTTACCAATGTTATACTTTTGTTCCAACACCCAATCATTCTTATCCTTGTACGCAAGAACTTTGATTTGATTCAGAGGTGCGATATCAAGTACAGAGTCTTCTTTGATTATCGTAATAAGACCCCAATCAGCAAGTAAGCGAGCGATGCGATTACGACGCTGAACATCATTGATCGTAAGATTGGCATGTTTACCATCCAGTGCAAACAGTTCTTTGAAGTGGACGATATAATATCTACCTTGCTTGTGCAGAATATGGCAAGATTGATAGAGTTTCTTTTCCTTGCGTGATGCAACTCCGATGCGGGTTAAAGTCTCACGAACTTTCAAAAAATCATCTGGTTCGTTAAGAACCACTTCTACCATTTGGTCTTGAGACCACTCTACGGTCGGTTCTATAGTCATTTCGATCCTCCAATATCAAGTCGTTGTTTAATAAAGTTAATTTGTTCTTGTGTAAGAATTTTCAGAGCTTGAGATGCTTTTTCATTACTATATCCATAATATTGTTTGACACATTCTAAGTCTGTGACCTTTTCTTTGCGGAGCCAGGGAGAGAATCTCTTCTTTTTCCTCAAAGTATTTAGGAAAAACAAATATTGCATATCTTTATCCAGGAAATGATACTTGTTCATTTCATTAGCAAACATTACACAATCCAAATGTCCTGATAGACAACGGTTAATAATGTATGGAGGATAAGACTTAATATCTTCTGATAGGTCTTCCTTTGTAAAATTAACTGAATTCAACCAATCTTTTAATTCCATTATCTAATGATCTCCAAATCTACACCAGGTTTCCAAATCTCAAGTTGAGTCCTAACTCTTCCTTCAGAGTTTAGTTTCTCATATCTTTTAGATGCTTTCTTTTTCCACCAAAGGATTGCTTCTTCTGAAGTGTGGCGAAAATCTCCAAGATAATATCTTTTCTTTTCTGTAAGAGATTTTGCATGTAAGATACAATCATTGAACTCATTGAGTTTATCTTCGTCTACTAGAGACTTGCGAATAATAGCAATCATTTTCTGCTGAATTTTAAGTTTCTTGGATGACTTATCAGCAGGAACCAGACGTTCGCCACCATTACGCTCATTAAACCACCAGAAGAAGTCACGAAACTCATCATCATGGAAGAGTGGTAAGAAGTTGCTCTCTGTGTCTCCTATGTGCCTCAAGAATGGTTTTAGACCATCATACATGGAAACACCTTTGGTAGTTCCATAAAGCGATGTGGTCTCAAAGTATTTGAGGTCTGTTCCGTATTTGTCATCAAACTGCTGTTTCAGTTCTTTAGACGATGCTAGAAGGGCCAGTAACTTTCCCCCCAAGTAATTGAATCCAAAAGGTTGAGTAGGAACAATATTGAAACCCATAACAAAATGAGCATTAATATCAGAGAGAGGAAGGACTTCACCGAAATAATCGTTACGAGGTTTACTATTGATCGTTGGTGATCCAAATCGAACAACACCAACAACTTTGTTTGTATTTGTTTCTACTACAATCCATTTGTGAGTTCTACCAGGAATTGCTTCTTCAATTGCATTTGATGCAGTCAGATTTAGAGTTTCCGAATATAACCACTGATTATATCTTGAAGTAGTTTTTGGATTAGTGTCTACAATATGAATATCAAAGTTCATATCATTTGGATGAACACCAAACGAATCAAAGAACTCCGTGTCTGCACCAAACAGTGATCCTGTTCTACCTTGAATACGATCTTTCTTTACGAAACGAAGGTAGTCATCAATACGATTGAATTGAGTATAGTAATTGATAAACTTATCAGCAGCCCAGATAGCATCATTCTCATTTAACTTCATATTCTAAAAGTGCCGCAAAACCTTCAGTCAATCTTAACACAGATCCAGCCATAATACGATACCCTGTACCAACATAGATCTGTCCAAGTAATACAAACAGAGTCATGGCACCCCAGAAATAGTAATACATTCTGGACTTTAGTTGTCTAGACTTTTTCATTTGAATTCGCACTCCACCATTAGTTCTGTTAGGCAAGCAAGCATATTTATTTCTTGATCTGCTACGAATGCCGACTGATACTGATACTTAGCAAGCACAAGCACAGCAGCAGGAATGCTATTGTTTTCAAGGGATGAATAAAGAGCATCGTAAATACGACGCAGCAATACAGTAGTATCATTATCCAAGTTAGATACCACCCACTTCCGAACTTCGGGGAAGTTCTTTTCTTTAAGGTTTTTAAGAAGGTCATTTACAGCAACATCAGAAAACGTAGCAAGAATACCAGAGTCAATTTTACCCCCTACTGAATATCTTTGACATTCGTTGAGGACTCGTCGCCAGTCTGGGAAGTGTTTGTTGATAAGCTCCGCAAGTACTCTTTGATCGAATCCGACGCTCTCCGCATCCAGGATGTCCTGTAGACGCTTGAAGAAGGATCCTGCCAGTGCGGCTTTCTCTTTCCCCTTGATCGAGAAGTCAATGACGGCACAACGGGAGTGGAGGGGTTCGATGATTTTGTTTTTGTAGTTGCAGGTGAAGATGAATCTGCAATTACGATTAAATTCCTCAATAGATGCCCGTAGGAGGAGTTGTACATCGTTGGTTGTATTATCTGCCTCATCAATGATGATGACTTTGTGTTTAGCAGTTGACGAAAGTGAGACGGTCGAAGCGAAGTTCTTCGCATTGTTTCGGACAGTATCGAGGAATCTACCCTCGTCGGATCCATTAATGACATAAAAGTCTACCCCCAGTTCATTGCATAGTGCTTTTGCTACGGTAGTTTTACCACACCCAGCAGGACCTGCAAGGAGTAGGTTTGGAACTTCCCCTCTATCTAGGAAGTCTTTGAATGTTTTTTTAGTTGCATCGGGGAGGATGCAATCATCAATAGTTTTGGGTCGATACTTTTCAACCCAGAGAAAATCATCACGCATAATCATTCCAAAGGACGAACAAATTGATTGGATACCATATCAGTAGCACCCATCATATCATACATATAGTTTACACCAGATTGTGGATTTGTGTGATCTCCACATGTGAAGACATCACACACTGCCATTCCATTCTCTGGCCAAGTGTGAATACTGATATGAGACTCGGCAAGGAGTGCGATAGCAGTTACACCTTGTGGATCAAACTTATGAGAAGAAACATCCAACAAAGTACTTTCACACAAATGAGCAGCATGAACTAGAACATTGCGAATATGAGATTCGTCATCTAGCAAAGTTTCACTACACCCCTTGAGGGTGAACAGAATGTGTCTCATTTATCATAACCAATCGGGTTTACGTTCGGGCATACGGAGATAGTTGTCCGCTACCCAAGGTTTAGAAGCAATGTACATTTTATAGGCAGTAAATGTATCAATGCTAGTGTCATATTTAAATTCATCTGGCATAGCACGGGCAAACTGATCTGCCATGCTGTAGCAAGTGATTGCTTTTTTACTGTTGCGATGAAAGAGTTGTTTTGCCTCAAACAAAGTCTTTGCACAGGAATGAACCTTGCCATATCGCTTTTGATATTCTGATGCAAGGGCACAACCATGTTGAATCAACCAGGCAGTGTTGTAATGATTTTTTGCTGCCCAGATGGTTGATGGGTGATTGCGAAATGCAC